GGACCCGCTGGAGGTGCCGGCGGATCGTATGCCGCGGCTGCACGCCGTGCACCTGTTTGAAAAAATTGAAAGCGCCGCCGATAATTAAAGGATATATAAGCGTACTACGATTACATATTCTTCCTTCCAAATGTCCATCTTTGACGGTGTCAGCACCGGCAGCATTGACTACAGTCCCTACCAACCCTCCACTATTGTCACTATCATTCTTGACGATGCAGAACTTTCCGATTGTAAAGACTCGCAGTTTGAACGCTTCTGGCGTGTTTGGTACACCGAACGCGTCTTCTATGCTCCTAAACTTCAAACATTGGTCGTAGGTCTGCAACGATGCAGCGAGTCTTGGGCGGGCATCGACCGCTTCCTTCAATACTTTGAAACGGAGGTCCTGTTTCGCCATCCACGTGTTGGGCTGGATATTTACCTGACCAACGGCGGTTCGCCTCGACCCATTCTATCGGTTACACCGGCGTTGTATCACAGATATCCTGTATCAATTCCCCAAGAGCCCCAAGAGCTGTAGACTCCTGGGACGGCGTTGCTTCGCGGCGTAGACGCACAGTTGTAATAATCAGTTTAATAATATCCCGTCGCTCTTTTTTATTGAGTGTGCCGGTCACATCCGCAGCTGCATTGGCAAGATCTGCCATTTGACAGTAGGACATACGCTTATGTTTGACGACTTCGCCCAGCACATACTTCAGAATATGCGTATATTCGTTTAGGGCTCTGTTACGGCGAAGGTGCTCTTTACGCACTTTCTTAGGTAGTGTCTTCCAGTGCTTCATGCAAATATCTCGCCCATCATAGTTGTGCTCTGCGGGTTTAGTACACGGCTTTCCGCTTTTCTTTAGAACTTCGCACGTAGGCATTTTATAATATATATTGTCGGCGTTTTAGGCTATACTGTCTGCATGTGACTCTTCGATTTGACAAAATCGGCAATCTCCTCGCACATTGACCGGCACGGCTCCATACCACACCGTGTTAGCAATACGGCAACTGGCGCCTTCCATTGTAGGAAAAATGGCGCATAGTTGTAAACGCTATCCAATCCCTGGCAAATATCCTTCCCAATTTCCTGAATATCTAGGGCTGGCAGATGGGATTTTACATGTGTTGGTAGTTTGGTAAGGGTGCGGCGCATAAACTCCTCCGTCACTGCCACAAGTCTCTCTATTGCCTGCTTTGGAACATACGGCATATAGACAGAGATGAAATGGTGTAAGGGTGCATGTATAGAAGTCACTGTGGCAGCAACATCAATCGCTTGTAACGCTTTGTTTAACGGTGCTGAAGGGGGTGCTTCACGTAAATAAGCGCTTGTAGATGTATAGAGTGTAAGAGCATAGACGGCGATTGTAAGACTAGATAGAATAGATGAGCACATATGCACATCGTGAAACATCGGTGTCAGAAAGCATAGAAATGATATAAAACGATTGGACAGACACGTCCGTTTTTTGGGAGATCCCTCAGATGTCAGAGTTGCGACATGGCTGAAAAATTCCTCGGCACTTGGAACTATAAAGTCCGGGTGCTTCTGAATATATTGAATTCCTTTTATTTGAAATAGGAAGTCAATAGCATCTTTGAGAATTGTATCATCCCCTTTTACGCCTAACTTTTTGGGAACACTTGACGACTTCTTCAAAGAGGGCATAAGATACCTTCTTATAGGTTTCTATAGATATTTATTTAGACCTTAATTGGGCACATACTTGACAACCGCCGTCATATCCATGCGAACCACGGTCATAAATGAAAGAATTTCACCAGTTGTGGTGTAAAGAACTGCGATTTGCTCCTCGGGTCCACGATATTGGTTAAAACGCCGCATAAAATCGCCAACGGTCTCTCCTTCCTTTCCTACCAGCTTTAACGCCGTACCATCACGGAATCCCACATACTTCATCCCGCTCGCATCAGGTTGAAGTGTGAGATTGACATAATTTTTGGGTGGTGCGCTGAACCAATTGAAGAACATATTGTTTATGTGATGAGGGATCGGTTTAGACCACGTAATCAGGCAAGAGATCTGGAAATACATAAAAATCGTCAATAGGACCGTGATTCCAATTATGAATATTATCATTTCCTTTTACATATTTATATCCATTCGCCTCCAAAATATACCTTATATTTGTTTGCATTTCAGGACCAGTATGAGGCGCATTATGTTCTACTGTTATACACCGAAACTGATATTTATTGAACGGAAACGTAGATAAAATATTATATTCCTGCCCTTCTACATCAAGAGATAAGTAATCTATAATACGTGGTGCCGAAAATGTATCTAATATTTTACCCAACGTTGTAGTCTTCTTTTGAATAATATCATTGTTACGTGTAAACCCATTTGTATTATTATCAATAATGCCACTGACTACATCACAAAGAGAAAATGAAACATTGACATTTTCGTGCGAGTAAGCAAGTTCGTCACTCACATTACACCGTCTGTTTTTACGAAGATTCTCTAAATATTCAGGATTCGGTTCAATACATATACCGTTCCATCCTAGCTCACGTTCAAAATATAATGTATTACTCAAATGAACTCCGTCGCACGCGCCCAACTCAACAAAATATCCATCTTTCTTATCTCCTAAAATAGAATGTACCCACTGATCTTGTCCTATTTGTGAATTATACGGCATTTAATTATTCATATAGTTTACGATTTAAACTGATACTTCTATTTTTAATTATAAAATGGACGAGGCTATATCCCTTGGATGGAATTGTGAAGCAGCAAATAGAGGTGCTGAAACAGGTATACGAAAACGTAAGGCAGATGGATATTTAACTTGTCCATTCGATGAATGTCTCACAAATTATGAAGGTGTTCTTTTATGTATCAAAGAGGATTTTAAATATTTTTGTGATCAGTCTTATCTAGAAGTTATTGAAGCACCGTTTACTGTAGGCGGAATCTATAAACACGAAAGATTAGTATATAATACGCGCTATAAATTTATCTTTAATCACGAAAGTCCTGACCACGCAAATCTATATATTACGCAAAATTGGGCTGGTGGAAAAAATCATTATATAGACAATAACTTTGAGTTATTTATAGAAAGATATAATCGACGAATCAATAATTTTAGGCATTATGTTCAAAATAATTCTATTACATTTATTATTGGAAAATTAGATCCAGATGTGAGCGAATTAGATAAAGTTATAAAAGAAGTATATCCAAATCTAGTTTTTAATATTTATTATTTTGTTCCAAAGGTATCAGCCGAAGATGTAAATGGACATCACCATTTAATGGATGTTCTTTCATCTTAGATCTACAAATCTAAAAGTTTAAATTGTATATGGACCGAATCAGTCCTTGCTTGGTTCAACTTGAGTACTTAACAAAGGAACCTGCATAGGTTCAGGCATATAAATCGCTGTATGCTCTACCTGTCCGCAAATATCCGGTATATCAAAATCTTTGATTTTATTAAACTTTTCAGCACATTGGTTGCGAATATCTTTCGGAATCGTTGGATTTGTCTCCGATACTATATTAATATCCTGCTTAATATATTTCAAAAAGGTCCCACAGTCCTTACGACCACTATACGGAATTGCTAATTGCTCTTCTATCTTACGCGTTATAATATCCCACTTTTCCGCCGATTGCTTATGATTTGTTGCTATTGTTGTCCAATTAAATTTATCCTGTATCATATTTACAATACCCACGCCAATAGAGATACAGCCAAAAATAATAGATGTTTTCGTCGCATCCGTTGTTACCGATCCTACAATCAGATTTCCTATTCCACTGAGTGAAATAACAATATTTGTTGTAATAGTCATTGTTAGAGCACGCTTACTATACCGTGAATACGCTTGTGTGTGCATCCAATTAAAACACTTTGACTGATCGCACCAATCCGCCATCATCTTATCTATTGTTGAATTCCACTGAAGCCCAGGCTGTGTCTCGGCTTCATTGGTAGACATCCTCTATTTATTACATATAATTGTAATTTTTCATAGACTTGGATAATTCTTTTATTTCATTTGGAGTCAGTAGCTTAAACGGCGGACCCTTAGGTTTATTCTTCAATGTAGTTTTGTTAGTCTTATTATTTTTAGTCTTATTTCTATTCTTATTTCTTAAAGATCGATTTTTCTTCATATTTTTTGAAGGTAATGGTAGAATAGTTTTCGGATTTTCAAATTCCATAGGACCAAAAAAAAGATTGTTATTATTGGACATTCTTATTATGGCGATCTATTTTTTTACAAACATTGAGGTAATGGACCGCTGACCGCTGGTGACCATTGCGTCCGCCTTGAGCAAAGATCCAAAGAGCAATTCTTCCGCAAGTTTCTCACGCGCCGCCACCGGATCCTTTGCTTTCTTACAAGCCTCTAGGTCGTGAGGCTTGACGCCAGGAAGTTTGTTTAGTTCTAGGGCAAACACTTGTGCCACCGGCTTCGCAATCTGATTTGTAATATAATGCTTATAATCAGGTCTCAAGTTGTGTTCCTTTATGAAAGCCGGCGTTTCAATGCGCTCGCCCTGTAGCGTCGCCTTCGACTCAATATACACAAACGACATACGCTCGCTTGTGGACGGCTTGTTGCCTGGGTCCCGCTCAGCAATACGGTCCGCCAGCACCTTGTGTGCAATACGAGACGGATTGGCATAATCGGCTCTTAGTGATTTGGTAATCATCAACTTCGTCATAGGAAACTTGCCCGCAAGAAGGTCCTTTGCCGTGGACTGAACAAAGTCAAACGCGTCCTTCACTCCTGAGCTTCCAACAGGTCGGGTTGGATCTAGAATCCGCTCAATTGCCCCACCATACACATACTTGACAATCGGCGCGTTATCTCGACGCTTCATCACAATACCCATACTTTTACGGTGGAAGTCGTCGGGGGTAAGACCGTCCTCGCTCATATCGCCCACATACCGCTTTTTGCTGAGGAGACAGAACGTGCGAAAGATCTTATCAAACTCAAAGTCGTGCGGGGGTTTGAGACACGAGCTGACAAGTTTGCCCGATTCGATGGTAAGATCCTTTGCCGCCTTAAGCGCCGCATCACCCGTCAACGGGACGCCGGTTTTTGGGTCCTTTGGACGGAATCGCAAGAAGATAGAATCGGTATCGCCATAGATACACTCTGCGTCGCACCGCGGATCCTTGCCACCGCCGTAAATAGTCTCAATCACCGCCTTTGCAAACATCAACTGCTTACGACCATAGGCAGTCGTGCTTGCCGCCAACACCTGTCGGCGGACCTTGAACGTTCCTGAACCTAGCTGACCATACAACGAATTGGCAGTCAGCTTGTAAGCCAACTGCTGCGCATCCAACAACGACTTCTTGAACTCATCGGTTTCCTTTTCTGCCTGCTTACGGCACTTCTTACGCGAGCTGAGAAGCATCTCCAAAATCCGAGGAATTGTACCCTGCGGCTTTTGGATATATCGTGCCACCCGCTTACCGTCCTTGAGCTTGACAGGATGCTTCCGCGTATCCGCAGGGTCAGGTCGCAATATATCAAATTCAATGTTTACATAGGTTTGCCCTGGAATGTTGTCGTAGCGATCCGAACCCTCGCGAATCTCACGGAACGTTGTTCCGTCGTTCTCATAGTCCTTTACCCAAATAAGCGTATCGTGACTAATATTTTCTGAAATAATCGACGACGGATATAGCGATGCAAAGTCATCGGCGGTAATCGGATCGTTGATATAAATACCGGTCTTCGGCTCCAGTACAATCGCACCTTCATAACTATCGTCCTCGCTCGGCGTTTCAGGCTCGTCAGGAGCATCATCAAAGTTCCGTCGTTGACTTGGCAACACCTCAATCAGCTGGTCATTGAGCCGGCACTCCTTAAAGATAAGAGATTCAATCTTGATACCCTGACCCCGTAGGAAGATAAAGCTTACCGGTACTGAACAAACATTTGCCATAGCCACCGAGTTGTTCAAGATTTCTAATTTGTTGAAC